AGGATTTCAGGCGTAGGTTTCTTCGGGGCACTGGTCCATGTAGACATCAGCTGGCACCTCCTTCAAGTGCGGTAAGGCGAGCCTCAAGGGAGGCGTTGGCGGTTTCTAGGGTTTCAATGCGCTCCATTGCTTCCTGAAGTGCTTTAACCGCCTTCATATAAAGAACGGAGTAGCGAACAGCCTTGGTGGTAGTGCCAAGGTCATTACCTTCGTCATCAAAATCAATGGCGGTTTTCACCAAACCTGGCGAAACAAGCTCGGTCTCTTGAGCGACAACGCCAATCAGTGTTTTTGCTTCGGCTCCGTAAAGTTCAACATCGGACTTAAATTTAAACTTGCGAACTCGCAGGTTTTTAACATCGTCCCACTGTGAACCAGCGTCGACAATATCTTGCTTTAACTTTTCGTCAGAGAATCCACCATAACTATTGTCATGGTTGTCGCAGTCGCCATCTGCCCAAACCCTGAATCTATCTGTTGAGCTATCTCTACCTAAAAAGAATGATTGAGTGTTGTTATCAGGAGCTGCATCGCTGAAATCAACCCTGATTCCATATGGTTGGGAATCATGAGAGTTATCAACAATAATGCTCCAGTTGTTATTGTCAGTATGGATGGTGTGATGAGTTCCGGCTGTGTAAATGCTTGTGTCTGCCGTGTTAGTTGAAGCTTTGAGATACCCTGCGTTGGTGATCCTCATCCGCTCCGTGTTGTTAGTGTTAAGCCTTAAGTAGCCATTTTGAGTGTTAATAATTGAAAGATTGGTCGCGTCAGCATACAAATAGCCACGCTCTGTCCCACCGGTGCCCCATTGAACTTTGAAATCATTGGTGCCATTAAGTGTTAAATGACCGCGATTAGCAACATTGCCACCAAAAGGGGCAGTCGTTCCAATCTGCACATCACCCGAGCTGTCGATAACAACTGAATCAGCTGCGGCGCTGCCGGAAATGTCCAGCGCTCCAAGGTCAACGTTGCCGCTGGAATCGCTGACGATGAACTCACCGCCCGTTGTTGCCGGGATGGTGATTGCGGTGTTCGTACCAGCAACTGCCGGAACGTCGATTTCGATGCTCCCAGAAGTGGAGCCGTTAATTTTGAGTCCCATTAGGAAGCACCTCCTTCAAGTGCGGTAAGACGGGCATCCAACGCCGCGATAGTGGCGGCTTGGGAGGCGTTGGCGGTTTCAAGGGTTTCGATGCGTGCCAATGAAGTCTTATACGCATTGACCAAAGCAGCCACGATTGGAGTCACGGAAACGCCAAGGAACGGGCAGTCCGGATTAGCTGCATCGTAGGTGTCCGAATTTGCGACGGCGACCTTTTGCGCGTCGTTTTGAGTCGCTTCAAGTACGTTTTGAGCAATAAAACCAAGCTGGTTTACGCCATCTCCAAAATTAAAAGTGTGCGGAACAATGTTCTGGATAAAAGCAGCGTCATCAGAAGCGGACGCAATTTCTATGTTATTTTTCAGTCGAGAATCGGAAATTGTTCCGTAATTATTACTTGCATTGTAATAAAAATAGCCGCCACTAAGATCATTAGCGTTTGCACGGAACCTAACCCTATCTCCGCTTCCGGTTCGGATGATTTCTGCAGTAATAGCGGTGCCGCTGTTTCCTAAGGTTGTGTCTCCACTTGCGCTTATCCTCATCCGCTCCGTTGCTGAAGTGTAGAAAAACATTGCATCGCTGTTATGATCGTAGCCCGCAATGCCGCGATATTTTTCATTGCCGGAAGTTCCATCTGCAAAATAGATATTACCGTTAGACGTAGTTCCCGAGTAAATAGATATGCCATTATGCCCAGAACCAGAGCCAACAACTAGATCATCTGCCTGAACATCAAACGAACTAGGAATTGAATTCCCAATCCCGACGCGACCCGAGCCGTCGATGCGGGCATACTCACTATCAGTGCCGCCACCAAAACCATTAAAAACAAACTGACCATTGGATGTATCAGCTTGAGAGCGGAACACCATTGCTCCGCCTGCCTGACTAATTTGACCAATGCGGTCGGTTAAATCAGCATCTTCGATTTGAATTTTCGGTTCGCCTGTGCTGCGTAAAGTTAGAAGTTCACTAGGCGAACTAGTACCCACGCCCAATCGACCATTGCTGTCAACCGTGGCTCGCGTGCTGCCGCCCGTGACGATGTTGACTTCATCAGTGCCAAATTGCAGACCAGTGTCGGCGTCTGCTCCCGTAATACCTGGATTAGCGGCGGTATTAGTTCCGTCAATTCTAATAGTCATAATTAAACAATAGTCCAGGTAGAACCGGCAGGAATAGTAACAGTAGCCGATGCGCCGATAGTGATAGGACCGGCTGACATAGCGTTGCGGTTTGACGTAATTGAATACGAGGTATTCACCGTCTGATCGTTCTCATAGAACACTTGATCAGTACCACCACCAGCAGCACCACCAGCAGTACCCCAGCTGAGGTTACCAGCACCATCACTCTTCAGTGCATGACCAGACACAGTTGCGTCTGCATTAGGCAGCGTCCAAGTGACGTTAGCTGCAACAGCAGAAGGTGCTTGGAAAGCAACCCAGTTACTACCGTTTGCAGTTGCCTCACCAAAACGAAGGTCAGACTGGTTACTAAGGGTAAGATCACCCGTCATATCATCACCAGCAACGGCAACGTAAAGCGGGTTAGCAGTGGTCGTAGTATCTACGTAGTTCTTAGTAGCAGCGTCTTGTGCAGCAGTAGGATCACCAACACCAGTAATTTTATTAGTACCCATCGCCAAGGCACCAGACATGGTGTCACCAGCAACGGCTACATAGATTGGGTTAGCGGTGGTAGTAGTATCAACGTAGTTCTTAGTTGCTGCATCCTGTGCACCGGTAGGATCTGCAGCATTAATAATTTTATTTGTATTAAGGTCTAACTGACCACTACTTGTAACTGTTACTGCTTCAACATTATTAATACCAAATCTAATTTCACTGCTAGCACCAGCATTAATACCGATGTTAGCTTGACCATTTAAGATTGTGCCATCGCCACCAACACTTAGCTCAGTACCACCAACATAGTTTGTATGGTACATCACTAGGGACGACCCGTTACCAGCGTTGTCTTTTAGGTTGACAGTAGACAAACCAGCATCACCAATCCCATCAAGGTTAAGGCTTGGAGCAGTATCATTAACTGTAACACCTGAAGCATCTACAGTAAGACCGCTAAAGTCAACAAAAGCCCGGCGAACACCGCCAGTAGTAATGCCGACTTGATCTGAAGCATTACGGTACACACCAGTATCAGTATCACTGGTAAAAGTAATTGATGGATTAGCAGCAGTACCATTAGCTGATTTAATTAAACCAGAAGTTTGTACATCTTGACTGCCGAAATCTGGGCTAACTTTGGTACCAGCAATCGCAGCTGAAGCGTTAATGTCACCATCAACAATAGTGCCGTCTACAATCTTAGCAGAAGTAATGGTGTCATTATCAATGGTCCATGTAGTACCACTGCCGGTAACTGTAATATCACCGTAGTCAGCATCAGCAATAGAACCAGAAGCTACGACACCATCAACATAGGCTTTAGTAGCAGCATCAGTTGTCGCAGTAGGGGTGTCCAGATTGGTGATTTTATTAGTACCCATATCAAGGGCACCGGACATAGTATCACCAGTCGTGTTGACAAACCGTGAATCAGCAGCGGTGGTCGTAAAGAAGCTAGTATCGTTGGTTACAACGGTTGCCTGCTCTGCATCAGTAACAACTGTAGCATCAGTCAGCTTAGCCGTAGTGATAGTGTTATCCAGAATTTTAGTAGCAATAACAGAGTCATTTGCTAGTTTATCTGAATTAACTGCACTGTTAGCAATCTTAGCAGTTGTAACGTTAGCATCAGCAATCTTCACACTCGTCACAGCATCAGTTGCTAGTTCCGAAGTGTCAACTGCACCTGCTGCAATTTTATCTGAGGTAACAGAATCAGTAGCAAGCTTTGCTTCAGTTACATTAGCATCAGCAATTTTAGCGGTAGTAACGTTAGCATCTAAAATCTTATCAGATGTAACATTATTATCTGCAATCTTAGCCGTAGTAACAGAAGCATCAACTAGCTCTGCTGTATCAATAGAGTTATTGGTGACAGCAACAGTTACCTTACCAGCAGTCGGGGTGTTTTGACTAACAGTAATTGCATTGCCAGCGACAACATCTGCGTTAATAATACCAGCAACTTGTGTTGCAATTTGACTTTGAATAGATGCAGTAGTAGCGATCTTATCGTCAGCAGAACTCCAAGTTTCAGTGCTAATCAGGGTGTCAGTATTTTTACCCCACTTGTTGTTCTCTTGTTCTTGTGCAGAGTACAGAGATTGCAACTGGTTGTCATTAAGGTCATCGTGACGGACTGACGAACCTGCAAAGAAAGTTGCCTCAGCAGTGTCAACGTCAGTCTCACGATAAATACGAATACGGACACCCGATCCGGGTGCCGAAGTAAACTGAATCTGTGTAGCGTTGGCAAAAGTGTATGCAGTTGTAACAACCTCATTCAAGGTAACCTTTACATGAGATTGATCAAGATATGGAAAAGTGAAAGAATAGAGGACGGTTGTCCCGTCCCCCGTGTATGAATTTTGTGTAGTAGCCATTCGCTAGTTACCGATTACTTGTTAGTTAGGGGGAATGGTGGTACTTCAGAAGCGCGTTGGGAAATAATGTTAACTTGACGCTGATAGCTGCGAGAATCAACCTCAATACGGTTGCTCAGTTCGCTTTCAGCCATACGCTTAGCATTATTCAACGCAAGGTCTAGTTCGTTGTACAGGTTACCCCATTGTTTGGGATCTACACCACCTGCAGGGTTTTTCTGACGTGCTTCAAATAGACCACGTTTCCATTCATCAGCAGGATACTTTTGCATAATCTGACGAAGATCACGCAGGAAGTTCTTCTGCTCACCCATTAAACTCAGCAGTTCAGCTCGCTCAGTATCAGTGTACTTCGCACCATCAGAACTAGAGGTGAATTGAGCACGGGCATCATATTCAATATCAATCAAGTATTGTTTTTCCTTACTAATGCCATCACGGATCTTAAACGGTGCAACAGCATTCCACAAACGGGTCATAGCATCTTGTGGATAACCAACAAGCTTACCATCAATCCAGTCATATTTTTTCGCCAGTTCTCCAGGGACACCAAATTCATCCAGGAACCGGTTACGGTTACGCAGGTGGTTGGCAAAGGTCTCTTCAAACTCACGAAGTGCAGGACTCATCAAACGGCTAAACTCAGAACGAGCGTTGCTCAAAGGCAGAGTTGCACTGGCAAAGCTGGCAGCAAACCGAGTGATAGCAGCGGGGTTACCAGACAGAACGTCAAACATAGGTTCCATAGGTGCCAGCATCGACTTGTTAGTCAAGTTAGCACTAAGCAGGAAACCAGCGCGGTTCATAAAACCTTGCAGGTCCATCTCACCCAAAGAATCAAAGTTATCCATAACGTCAGCAGTCAACGCCAGCCAGTCAGAGATCGGACCCAGACCGTCATAACTGTACCACTTACCGTCAAGACCTTTGATGCTTCGCGGTGCCCAGTCAAACTCACGACGTGACCGTTGAACGGTCTTGTCGTAGTGACCGTTACCGTGAATACGATCAGTCAGGAACAAACCAGCAGCCATCATAACTGCGGTAGTACCAATAGCTTTACGACCAAGAACTTCTGCACGAAGGCTAGCAAACTCTTGGAAAAGGTTACCATCAACCGGCTTCTTATGTTCACGCAGTAACGCCATCATTTCATCGGAAGTAAACTCATCCAGCTTCTTAAAAGCTAGATCGTTATATTCACGTTGAAACACTGAAACGGGGCTAAACTTGTCAAACAAGCTAACCACGTTAGCAGACGTTTTAGGAAACAATAAGAACGGCTTAATAGCAGGGTTACGAGCGATAAACGCACCTAATGCTTGAGCGCCAGCGTTATCCAACGACAGGGCGATTTCCTTACTTGCGTAGTCAACCGACTCATCGTTAATCAGACCATCTTTGCCAAACATGTCAGCATAGATGTTGTCGTTAGCATCTTTGTAGGTAAGACCGTTTAGAGGTACATCACCGTCGATAAACCTATCCCATGCACGTCCACGAGCTTGAATGTTAGCTTCCACAGCACGGGTAAAACCGTCCATGGCACTCATAGCGTTAGCACCAAACCTAAGAACAGGGTTGTTGCTCAGGTTCCGCAGTTCATTGGCATGTTGCCACAGAACCATAGGACCGTCGTTACCATCCTTAGCATACGCTTCTGCAATAGAGAGTAGCGCATCCATTTGGTTGTCCTGTGCAATAGCAATGTCAGGACGCATGATGTAACTAACGGACGTAGGATCCATAGATGCCTTACGGAACACATGTCCCATGTGCTTAGCACCCTTCTGGAACGTGTCAACAACAGCAGAATACTGGTACCAACCACGCTTAATTGTCTTCAGAGCAGCATCACCGTCACCCAACGCAAAACGTCCAGCAGCACCGGCAAACACCGACACAGGCTTAGCCAGCATCAAAGCAGCGTTACCCATAACAGCTTTACTGGGAGTACCAAATGAAGTCAGGTAGCTGTTATAGATATTGGACCACATACCCTGAACCAAAACGTTAGGGATCTCAGGATGGTTATCTTGGAACGCTTTGGAAACTTTAGACAAGCTTTGATGCATAAAGTCGTTAAGCTTAGCCATCGTATCAACGCTACCATCGCTAAACTCCCATGCAAGCATCAGGGGCTTGAGGAACTCAGGGTTCAAGTCGTTAATACGGCGAAGCTCATCCACCGTGGTTTTAGCCCGAGGAATCAGATCCCGCAGAGCATCTTGGGTTTTAGCCCGAGCATTCTCAGAGATCTCTAGCAGTTTGTCAGGATCTTTCTCAACCAACATCCTAGCCCTGTCCCACAACTTAAGGTTTGCAAGACCGGCACCGCGTTGGTAAGAAGCTAGACCCTTTTCAACTAGCAAGTATTCCATGCGGTCAAGAATCATCTCTTGAACACGGGAGACAGCATTATCACCTTCCAGGTGCCGCACACCCTCAGCCATGTCAGACACCTGACCAGCCATAGAGGTAGTCAGATATGCCTGTGCTTTAATGGTATCCATGTTCATGTACTCATCCATATACTTACGGATAGACTTGAACACAGCCTCATAAGCAAGCTGGTTGATGGGTCGTACAGTACCTTCCATGGTGTTGATGGTATCACGGAAGTTATCCAAAGTTTTCTTCAGTTCCCCCTTATCCATACGGGGGTCCATCATTGCTTCAGACAGTGCTTCAGCGGCTTCATCACGTTGCTTAGCAGTGATAGTACCGGCGATACCTTTGTAATCGTAGTCACCACCTTCTTTGATGGCTTCAGTAATACCTTTAATCAGGACACGTCCCTCAAGGTTGTCAGGTGCAAGACCATACTTAAGTGCAGGGTCAGACACAATGCTACCTAGGCGACCGTGTACGGTACCGACGTTGTTCTGGATTTTAGCTGCGTCAACGGCTGCACCGTAAACACCACCCGGATCAACACTGCGGATACCGCCTTCATCAACGTTGAAGATCTCGTTGTTACCCAGTTTAGGAACTTCAGGGGTTTCATCGAACTCAGCCATGTAGGCTTGTAGTTCTTCATAGGCATCTTCCCGCTGTTTTGCTGCATCAATCACAGCATCCTCAGCGTTTATCTCACCTTTGTTGATCTTATCAAACAACGCCTGGGCGCTTTGATCTTTAGGGATAAACTTAGAGAGTTTCTTGGTGCCAAACATCGAACGAACGAGTTTAGAACCGCCAACCAGTAGATCACCGAACACACTGAAATAACCACCCTCAGTGATGTTCTTCAGCTTCTTAACATCGGGACTGTCAGAGTCAAGAGTAGCCCAGTCTTCAGGAACCCAAGCATAGGTCTGAGGCCAAGACTTCTTCAACGATCCTAAGAAGTTATCATCCTTTTCATTTAGTTTGTTAGTCGCATCGACCCATGCACCGGTACCAAAGTTAAGGGAGGTTTCTCCCAAAACTTTGAGTGCGGTACTGTTCTGCAGTTTAGCAGGGAGCATAGGTTTGATCTTAGTGGTCGCCACTTTACTACCCATACGCGCCATCAGCACGTTAGGAAGAATAAATGACGACAACTCACGAGCCGATTGAATCATCCCGTTTTTGTACGGAGATGCTTTCTTCCAGTTAAGACCTGGGATTTTATTCATCTCGTCGATGAAGTAATCGTTCAGACCTTGACCAGGAGCAGCCAACGCATCAAAAACAGTTTGGATTAGATTAGGACGTTCTTCATCTGGCTCACGACCGGTAGGTTGAGCAGGGGCTTCTGCTTCAACCTGTTCAGGCATGGGTTGCATGGTAGCCGTAGCTTCCATAGCTTGTTGAGGAATACTGGGAGGTTGCTGGGCGTCCCGCTGCTGCTCGTATTGTTGTTGTTCAATAATACGTTCAGTCTGACGTTCAATGTCGTCAATAGCAGCAGGCAGTGCGTCCAAAGCCTCTTGAGGCACTACAATCTCACCGGTATCATTCTCGTTTAAATACTCATTCATTTGTTTAACTGGTAATGATCATAATGCATTAACCACCTTGCATCATTTCCTTGCGAGCCGACATCAGTGCTTGACGTGCCCTAGCACGGCTAACCGAAGCTCGGTTTACGCCGTCTTTATAATAATAGCTACGCCCATCTCTATACTCAATAGAAGCAAACTCCATGGCTAGTTCGTCAATAGCCGTTTCAACATCATTACTTTGTCCCCGTAGGTACTTAGCAATAGTCTCACGTCCAGGTTTAGTCATAAGAGTTGCCATGAACATTTTTTCTTGGTTCTCAGGCGTAAACTTATCATTCATAGACAGTCCGGCACGTTGTGCAGCGACTTCAGGGTACAAGAATTGATACGCACCCACAGCAGCAGACTTGCGTCCATCCCTTAATTTTTGCTTCTGAAATGCAACAAGCTGACTAATAGTCATGTTAGTCATTTCAGGATATGATTCAGACGGGAACATCGACGTGTAACCGCCCTCACCAGACCGTACCATCTGACCTAAACCGCGAACGCCGGGTGTAGCTTGGTAGGCATAAAATGTATCTAGATCTTGCTGTGAAGCTGTGCTGCTAACTAGACGATTAACCAACCCTTTAATTTTAGGAGGTAAATACTTAGTTTGCTGCTCATAAATAGAGTGAGTGTCAACAACACCCATACCTAACGCATTAGCTTGACGTTGAATAATTCTGGGAAGTGTAGTTCCAGCCCGTTGCGCTACTGAACGAGCTAATGCTACTTTACTGTACAAAGGATCACTAGTAGACAGGCTGTACAAAAACGGATCATTTTTAGCAAGTTCTTGGATTTTTTCAATATCAGTTTTATCAAAGAATAGCTCAGCTTGTTCAAACGCTTTGCCACCTTCACGTTCAAGAATCCTCAAACGGGTGTTGAACTTTTCGTTAAAGTTACGAACTTGATTTTCCGTTCCACCAGTTCTACGCCGAACATAGTTAGTAAACCGACCACCTTGAGTGGGGTTTTGATAGTAATCACTATTCGGGTCATTGCGACCACGAGCAACCCTATCACTCAGTTCTTTAGCAGCTAACCGTCCAGCAGAATACTGGTCCAGTTTTTGGGTATCCATGTACTGTTTAGTAAGAACTTCCCACTCACGCAGTAGGTCAGCTTTCATAATGTTAGTTGCAAAGTCGAACTCACCATCACGAATCGGCTTAACACCGCTTTCAGCAATCTTACCAACAGCTTCCCGGACAGTCTTAAGCTCACTGTCACTTTGCATGTTAGCACGTGCAGCACGGGCATACTTGCGTTTAGTTTCGTCAGTTTTACCTTCCAGGTGCCAGGGCATTAATTTACCTTCAGTTGCTAGCGGATCAAGCTGGGCAACCTCTTGTAGGTGTTTAGCACGTTCAGGGCTGTAAGCAGCAAAGTTCTCCTCAGCATTACCCCAGATAGATTCAACAACACTACCGGAAATATCTGAAGCAATCAGTCTTTGCTTAGCCTGGTAAATCGCACGAGGATCAGCTAATTCAGGGTTTTGAGAAACTTCTTTGATAAACCTATCATACGCTTCACGGGCTACTTGAATATCATCAGAACGTGAATTGTTATACAGTTTACGCCGTGCTTGATCAAGGTCGTTGGAAAGTGCAGTGAACTGTGATGCATAAAGTTGACCGTAAGTACGACCTTTAGGGTCGTCATCAATCGGCTGCTTTTTCAGTTCTTCAAGATTTACGTCTTCACCGCTTTGAGCCTTTTCAACAAGGATGTTGCTAAGAGCTGTCCAAGATTCAGTTCTAGAATACAGTTTACCGTTACCCTTCCGTGCGTTCCGCATTTGCGAAAAGAACATGTTCATGTCCCCCGAAGCCGCAAACTGACTTTGAGCGGTAATAAACAGTTTCTGTCCTTCATCTGTGACAAACTGTTTTCTAGATTCGTCAATCAGTTTGCTGTGAGCATTTCGGAACTCTTTACCAGCAAACTCATTAAGGAACGCTGGCTTCATTGTAGTCAGCTGATTTTGCATCAGGTAATCCTTCCGCATTTCAGCCAACGCAAAACCGCGCAACGCAGGATCCCTAGAAGTATCTGCTAACGTAAACTCCTGACCAGTAGCAGGGTTAATAAAAGTACGATCTAAGTTAGTAGCAAGCTGCGTCTGTAGCCACGGTAAATAGCCCTGACCGGCTTTCTCAGCCAAACCCTTAGCATACCCATACCGCTTCCATCCAGACATGTTCTGGACGCTTACAGCCACCTCTCCTGACTCTCCTGAACGGTTGATGTCATAAGCAACAGTTTGGGCAATCTTATCATCAGCTTTAAGCTGTTCTTCAGCTGCCCTAATTTCTTGAGAAACTTCAGGAGCATTATCTTCAGACAGTGCAAGGTTGTAACCTTCCATCATCTGTTGCTCATTTCGTTTGGTTTGATACTCAAACAAACCCTTACCAAGGGTGGCAGAAAACTGAGCAAGTTGTTGAATCTGTTTGTCTTCAGGGATAACTTCCCTAGGTACAGTAGATGGAGAGAACCCGACTTTAGAAAATGCGGGACTATAACCTACGGATTCTTCATATGGTGTAGGCATAATGTTTTATCTTTGGTAAGAATATGAACCGCCCATAAACATGGGAGTTGTAAGACCAGGAGATGCAGTAATACTAGAACTTACTCCAAACTTAGGGGCAGAGAAAAGAGTTGAACTAGGGAATTGACTTGCCGGAGTAAGACTACCCATAGCAGTCAAAGGTTTAGGAGCTGCTGCTTGAGGACTACCAAACGGGTTGGGAGCTATTTGACCCATAAGACCACCTGCATTACCAAGCAAAGAGGTTGCAATGGCAAGACCAGGGTTAACGTAAGCAGGCTGCTGGACCATAGCTGAAGCAGTTACATCTGCCTCATACTTCCTTCTAGCAGTTTGTTCAAGTTCAAACTGAGCAGCTTCTGTGACATCTGTCATTTGATCTGAAAGACGGGTGGAATCCCGTCCCCATCTGCCGAAAGTTTCCAACGCAGCAACACGTTTGGCAGTCTTACCAGCGCGACCCTCTTGAACAGCGTAGGTACCCCTAGCTTGAGTCAGTTTAATCAGCATTGCCTCACGTTTGTACAATGCTTGTTTAATTTGTTGATTAAGGTTTTGTTGGATTGAATAGTACGTGTCATTGGCTGCAAGCGCATTAACTTGCATTTGCCGTTTGGCTCGTTCAGCATCAGCCACAGTCTGCTCATAGGCTCGGTCGTTTTGAGCCTTTGCTGACATGCCTGCACCCACAGCACTCAATCCTAGGCCTAATAGTGAGAACAACATAGTTTTACAAACTCTACAAAATAGATGTTATTAGGTCCAGTAGGGACAAGTCTTAAAAATTTAAATCCTAATGATTTCAATAGTTTTAAATGTAGCGTGTTTCGTATATCTGCTTTATTATACAGAAGTCGATGAGGAAGTGAATCAATCCACTTACGTGCTTCTTTACAGAATAGTACCGGATATTTTTTCACAGCATCAGTGCAGTGCATCCAGATGCATCCATCATCGGATACACCGGCTACACCAGCACACTGCCCATCAGGTACATAAAAAACTACAGCATTTGTTTGTGCAATGCTATTACAAATAGATAGGACGGGGTTGATCCCCGCCCCACCTATAATTTCATTAAGATCAGAAGGTAATAATCTGTCAACGACCTTTACAACATCAGTGAGAGTTGCAGGCTTAACTAAGTCGTTGGTAGAAATTGGTAGTGTATCTACCTTCCCAGTCATAACTCGATAAGGTAACAGGATAGGGTGAGTCTCCGATGAGAGTTAAGGTAAAGTTCTCATTTCGTTGGTAAACAGGAATTGCATGAACTCCTTCTACAACAACTGGAATTTTGTTGGCACTGTACGACGGTGGGAAAACAACAGTGTTGTTCTCTTCAAAAGTAGTACGTCCAATAATTTGTATGCGGTATTTAAGTGGACCGGTGAATCCGGTGTTAACCTTAAACCGATGAATAATCAGGTTAGCGTTAGTATCAGAATTAACTGAATCTCCAGATCTAGATACAACATAAGGCTTAGCCAAAGCTACCTCCATGTTATAAGACTGACCAGTGAACACAATAGCTCCCCGTAAATCCCCTGGGAGATCTACATATGATTCATGTGTACCAGTACCTGAACTTGCTGATTGCTGTTCAAACAACAAAGCTTCGGTGTGTTGATCTGTAATTAAATTACTACCATCTAAGCTAAACCGGTCAAATGCAACTACGGTATTAAAGAATCCGTATGGTGCATAAACTCTGGTAGTGTTAGCATTAGAATCATAGACACGGTAACCACCAGGATACCAGTGATCTAGTTTAAGATCGGTACGACGTTCAAAATACTGAGTTAGATTAGATACTTGCTCTAAGATACCAAACCCAAACCGTAACCTAGCTGCTGATCGAACAGCACCTTGTGAAGAATGCTGCTGCAACGAAATACGGCTCAAGGACAATTGATTATCCGAATCAAGGGTTACAACATACAGTGCTCCACGGTCAAAGAAGAAGTCTTGAATCGTATCAGCATGTGTCCATCTAAACCAACCTTCAATCTGCCGTTTCTCCCCTTGCTGCAGGTACCTATAAACAAACAGCTCAGTACCACCTTTACTGCCTAAAGCAAAAACAGAAAGGTTCGGATCGTTTTTGTAAATGTCAACCGTATCTGGAATCAGATCACTAACAGGCAAGCTTGTCTCAGCAGCTTTAGGTGAAACATCCGTACTAATATCAAAGATTTCAAAGTGCCTTGTGTTAGCACCTGTTGTGCTGACAAAACCAACAGCAATACCTGTATCGACAGGTGCTACATATTCTGAGGTATTAAAATTAGAAAGACGGTTAATCTTAGCTGTCTTAGGAGACAGTACATCCGCTGCTGTATTAAGGATAAACTGTTCACCTTGTCCGAAGATAACCAGACCAGTAGACTGTGGAACCACAAACCTCAAAGTTTGAGGCTTAGTAGAAGTACAGTCGATGTCGATAGGATCATCGTCTGAAACAGTTAAAGCAGTTTTATTCCAGAAGTTATAGAAATCATCAGCACGGCTAAGGATAACTGTTTGACCAGCAAGGAACCCTAAACGATTTCGATAAACAAAGGCTGTTTCAATAGGGGTATCAATGAAACTTGGTATTGGATTAGTCTCATTATCACCAACAATCCGGTTTTCCCAGGTAGCAGGTTTTAGTTCAAAATGCCCATTTGCCTTACGAATAAGCTCATGAGGCATAGTTTGTGGATCGAACGCAAATGTAATTGACGGTGCAATAGTTTCTTCCCAACTACCAGGACCATAGTTTAAAACCTGATTATCTGCTACAAATTTAACGTAGTAGTCATCAGCATTTACGTCATCACTGTTAGAGACTTTAACTCTATAACCATTAACGCATTGTGTTGGTAGTTTAGCCGCAGTTGAGATAGTTTGTTGAAAAGCATACAGACCATCTTTATTTCCTGAACCACGGGTTTCAATATCAAATACAGTACCACCATAATTACCACCACTGCTTGGTCTAATTAAATGAATACCGTTACCTACTTGTGTCGCAGTGATTTCATGAGCTAGCTCACCGCCACTACCAGCTGTACTGGTACCAGGTGCTGTACCAGAACCGTTATTAATCAGGTTAACAAGGTCGCTAATAATTGTATCTGCACTGGGATTTGTAATACTAGCTGTAACTGAGTAATCATAACCGACAACTGTATTACTAGTATTACGCCAGATTAAACGAACAGTATAATTAGCACCACCAGCAACAATGTCAATAACTACAAACGCTTCAAGCAGGTCACCAGCAGACGTAGTTGGGTTCATTTGGGGGACAATTTTTTTGTTAATAACAAAAGTTTTGTCAACAACATTTAGAACAGCAATGTCGCTTGGGTCTGTAACTGTTTTCAAATAAGCAGTTCCAGGTGCTAACGAGTTGTTGTTGGTAACTGCAGTTTGAATATCAGATCGTTCTGTACTGTACGTTGAAACAGCAGTGTTATAATCAGTTTGAGCTGTGGATAGTTCATTAGTAGCTGTAGTTAGCTGTGCAGATGTGTAAGCTGCAGCTACAGTTTTATTGGCTTCAAACAGCCTTTCACCATTACGGGTAAGTAAAGGGTATTCAGAGGTGCGCTCTTTACCCAACGCATAACCAGCAGGTAGAGCTGTACCAGGCGTACCCTGGACAACACCTGCATCAACAACCCGGTAGACACTGTTACTAAATAGGATGATACCGTTTCTAACAGTTTGAGCCAGTTCACCTGCATTTGTGTAAGACTCAGTTACTTCAAAAATACTAGTAACAGTAGGGTTCTGTCCGTCAGAAATAATTTTAAAATTATATTGTTTTTCGTTTAACGTACTTAGTTTTGCTTGAACATCCTGTAGAGCGGTGTTATAGGCGTTGGCATCAGCATCGTAGTTAGTAGTGTAAGAAGTAACAACACCACTATTTAGATAGAAATGCTCAACACCCTTTTGCTCTAGCAGTTCCGGTTGATCAAAGACATTACTTGAATTTCGTGGAAACGGAATTTTCCACATCTTAAATTGTTCAGTAGCAATGTCATACTGACCGACATACTTTTCAGTATCGTCTCGGACAATGTTGAAAAAGAACGAATTAGTAGATCCCCCGTTAAACAGGTGACCCATGTACTCTGCACCTGGACGTTTGACAAGTCCATCTACAAAATCTGGGTAAGCATTCAGCGCATCCTGTACTTGACCTGGGAACTTTTTATTATCGGGTTGTTGAGAGATACCAAGTAGAAGAGTTGGTACACGCTGACTTACTGTGCTCATCGAATCAATGCAGAGAACGGTTGATAGCTATTGTAATAATTTTGACCATCTTTAAACCCGAACATTGTGTAATCACCTTGCTGGGATTCATACTCTAGAGCAGCAGATTTAGCGTTAACCTCTTGCTCTTCTAAAAGTTTGTTAAGGGTTGCGTCGCCTACCATTTTAATGCAACACACCCGTGCTGCCCTGGCAGTGATGTAGTACTGAATCGCCGGAGGTACGTCTACAAAATCAAACAACCACACCACATCAGCTGATAGATTTTGTTCAAATTGATAGGTATGATTATAACGATCATAGAGCTTACCGCTACGCCTAACTAGATCCATGCTGTCGTGATGGTCCTCTACGTTAGCATCAATAGCTAGTGCGTTAGTTGGGTAAGAGATTTCTTTGGTTGTTGCATCCGGTGTAAACGTGTAATGACGTTCAGTGTTAAAAGTCCAACCTTGAGCTTGTACGATTTTGTTTTGCTCTCTGAGCGTGTTAAGTACTACAGAAACCTCAGGGTTTCTAAGATCAAGCGTGGTGACAGCAGCCTGCCCCACAGACGTAAGTATTTCGTTGACAGCATCCAGTTCGGTGGACGCAGCGTAGACAGGCATAACTATGAATAAAAAAAAGGGGACCCCGAAAGGTCCCCCGTGAACAAATAAAAAGAATCAGAAAGCAGCAGGTGCAGTGGCAGTACCAGCGTACAGTTCCACACAAGCAGCAGGATTCAGGTAGTCAGCACCCATGGCGAGACGACCAAGGATCACATCACCCTGGTAGACAACCGACACGTCGCCGCTGGTGACCTGAACCTGGGGTCCAATGGTCTCCACGCAGCCAGCACCTTCACGTTGGAAGATGAGACCGCAGCTGTTGGCGAAGTTAGAGGCTTGACCATACTCGTTCTCGATACCAGCAACAGAGTTGCGAGCATCTTCCAGACCCTCACCAACGAAAGAACCGGTGTTACCAGGATCGGTAACGCCAGGGTTGGTAGCAGAGCCAGTACCATACTTGGTACCGTAGTTGGAGAAGAACGGGATGTTCATGGACTTGTAGATACGGATACCTGCAATTTCCATGATACCTTGACCGGACTGCAGGGCATCACCCTGGGTGTCACGGTTAACAAGGTAAGCACCCGAACCAGTACCGCCGATAGCTTGGATCAGCTCATAGTACTGACGGGGGTTGAGGACAGCAACGCGACCCTCAGAGCTAACGCCCTTTTCGTCAAGAGAGGCAGCAGCATCATAGAATGCAGCAACCAGGTTGTTAGCGTTGTAAGCATCAGAAGCGTTAGTGGTAGTACCGACACGAATCTGAGTACCGCCGGGCTCGATGAAGCCGGTCTTAGCGATAGGAGATGCTGCGCGAGCACCACGGGTCAGAGCACGGAAGATCAGACGATCGTACTTCTGAGCCAGGGCATAGCCGATCTTACGGGAGATCTCGCTACGCAGATCATAGTGGCTGAGGATTTCGTCAAGCTCATACACGAAAGCCGAGCTGATCAGCAGCTGGTCAACCGTGATGGTCTTTTCTGCCACCGGGGGCGCACCATCGGTGTTACCGAGGATAGCGTTACCAGGGGTGTGGTACTCAGCCTTGGTGTGTCCAGTGTAGATGAACTGGAGGGACTTACCGTTCTTCAGCGAACGCTTCATCACCAGGTCACGAGCAATAGCGTTGTACTCGAAACCTTTGAACATCTCTCCAGAGAAGAGCTTCAAATAAAGATCACGCGGCGCATTTACATTAGGCGACGCGACATTAGCGTTAACACCAGGCCTAGTCAGGCTAGTGGTCAACGTACCAGTTTGTTGTGCCATTTTTATGGAGTAAGGTTATAAGGACTTGCTCCCAAACGTTTGGAAAATTTTTTGTTTAGTTTTTATTGTGGTCTATCCCACCGTCTAGACGGCGAAGGGTATCTCCGTAGAGGCCAACGCCAATAGGTAAGGGAGGGTTTGCACCTCCCAATGCCGCTTTAACGGACTACCGTTTTAGTGTAAGAAACGCCGCGATACTTGTAGGTGACTTGAACAGCCATGATAATCTCCAAGTGTTTGACCCCCGTTCCATGATCAAACTTCATGCGTCCCTTGTTAGGGATGAACGGACGGAGATTAGCCTACAGCAGGTGCAGTAAGAGCAACAGGAGTTACGTCTGCAGCAGCGAGGTCTAGCGGAAAGTTGTGAGCATTACGTTCGTGCATGACTTCAAATCCAAGGTTAGCTTGGTTAAGGATGTCAGCCCAAGTACGCACAACACGCCCCTGACTATCCAGTAGGGACTGGTTAAAATTGAAACCGTTAAGATTAAAAGCCATTGTAGACACACCCAGAGCAGCAAACCAAATGCCGACAACAGGCCAAGCAGCCAGAAAAAAGTGAAGGCTACGGCTATTGTTAAAGGATGCGTACTGGAAAATAAGTCGTCCGAAGTAGCCATGAGCTGCTACAATGTTGTAAGTTTCTTCTTCCTGTCCAAACTTATAGCCATAGTTCTGAGAAACATCCTCAGTCGTCTCCCTAACAAGAGAAGACGTGACAAGGCTACCGTGCATAGCACTAAACAGGCTACCCCCAAATACACCAGCAACTCCCA